AAGCCCTGTAATCTCTAACCAAATGGTGATATCTAACGCTTTGCGCGGCCTAGTGTATTGCCTAACGTTTAAACGCAACGACGAGCGGGCAATCCGCGCCAAATTCAGAATGGAGTGCGGTCCCATGTCAACCGTTGATACAGGCCGCATTGACTGGCCGAGAAAGAACGACGGGAGAATTGTCATTAATTTTGTAAACGTCGAAGGTCGCCCTATTGATGTTTCGGGGGCAAGCGAAATAACCTTTACAATTGCTGAGTCAACAAAAGGCCCGTCTCTTATCACAAAAACATTAAGCTCCGGTCAGATCACACTGGCCACTAACAGCCAAGGTTTCACTTTGATAACCGACACGGAAACAAACTTGACCCCAAAAAGATACTATTACGAGTGCCGGATAACCACCGCTGATGCACAATTTCAAACTGTTGCTGCAGGCGCGTTTGTTATCCAAGACACATTTATCGGAGTTTAAGCTATGCCACTTGGTTCATTTAATGCTACAATCGTAAACGCGGCAGGCGACGTTGTGCCGGGCGCTGAAGTTGAGGTTCGGCGCACGTCAGACAGTGGCCTTGCAACTCTATTTTCTGATGCCTCGCGCACCGCAATGGCCAACCCGTTTAACGCTAACGCAACTACTGCGTTTGCCCAGTTTTTCGCAGAGCGGGACACTTACACAGTTGCAGCGTCAACGGGGTCGGGGACTGTCACTTGGACTGTAGACATTACGCCATCCAGTGACGGGGCAACATACGCGCCAACGCGGGCCGAGGCGCTGTTGCTGAATGTGCCCGCGCCTCAGGATATTCTGTTTGTCCGTAGCAGCGCTGGATTGCTGGCCTACCAGCGCGACGCGGCAGGCACCGCGCTAACCACAGCAGGCGGGCAAAGATGGGCACCAGCGTCAAGAGCAACGCCTGAACACTTTGGCGCGAATGGAGACGGTGTTGCAAACGACACGGCAGCTTTTCAGGCAGCATTCGATTACGCCGAAACCCTAGACGGCCTCGGGAAAGTATTTGGAAAAAGCGGCGCTACCTACAACTGCGGCGCCATTACAGCAGAATGTGGGGTGTCATTTGAAGGCAACGGATGCACAATTAGAGCAACAAGCAATTCATGGCTGAGTATATCGGACGGCGTTGGAAACTCAATTTCAGTCGTTGAAAATTTTCGACTGCGGGCAACTCTTGCACCAATCGTGGGTTCAGTTGGGGTCAGCTTTGAAAGTTCTGCTTACAATACACGCAGGGGGCTTATCCTCCGCAACGCGAATATTTATGGAGATGATGGACTTCCCGTCAGCGCGTTCGGCTTTGAAAAGTATGTCCGCGTGACAAACGCCGCTTGGCCCTTGATTGAAGAATTGCGTATAACTGGAACGGTAAACGCCTCAGTCTCAGGCCCCGGACCGGCGAGTCAGTTTGTAACAACTGGAGTTTCCCTCGAAGGGCAAACTATTGGTCCCGCGATATATCACGCGCGTATCGCATCAGTCTACACAGGCATTAAAGCCTCTTCGCTGCTCCAAGAAGGCTTGCAGCTTTTTGCCTGCTTGGTAGCGGGCGTTCGGGATGCTTACGACTTGCGGGCGGCTGTTTTTGGCGGGCCAGGCATGTGGCTTGCAAACTGCCACTCCAACGCAACCCGCAAGGGGTTCGACTTGGGGCGAAGACCCGACGTTTCACTGACAGGCTGCACTGCTTACAAATCCGACACCATCTTCCGAGAGGATTATATTGGGTTTGACCTTGAAGGTGCCTTTGGGGTGCAAATGACTAGCTGCCAAGTAGTATATAGCGCCGTCGCGCATCCCGTATCAAAAGGTGTCCGGCTTTTGAATAGCAGCGGCGTCACAGGCTCTGCCAACACTTTTCGTAACACCAAAATTGCAATTTCGCACGAAGGAGGCTGCGAGGCTTGCACCTGGGACGCTACGTCATTTATGGGGTCAGGAACCTATACCGAAACTTGCTTCGCAACGGCGGGAACAGACGACAAAATCGCGCTAGGGCCACATCAACGTGCGTCTAACTGGTCTGCACCTTATGTCGTGGCAACTCCCAAGGTCGGAATTACCATTGATAGAGGTAGTCTAAGATATAACAGAGTTGAAGGCCAAACAGTCACCGAGGCTACAACCATAGTATTGACGGTGGAAGGCAGTGCGCAAATGCAGCGCATCGGGCTAACTTCGGGCGCAGGGGCGTATGACTGCACCATTGAACTTTCTTCTGATTTAGCGCTTGTTGGTGACTTCTTTGATATTTGGCTTAATCTGCCCAGCGCAGCCGACCGCCGTGTGATTGTAAAAAGCGGTGTTGGCGGATCAATAATATCTACAATTTTTACGGCCTCAAGTTCAAGATACTCTGCGCGATATGTCTTTAACGGAACAAACTGGATTGCCCATTCAATAACCCAAAGCGTCTTTATGTAATGCGGGCCGTAATAGGGATGGTGAAAGTTGGAGTTTACTATGGAGGCTAAGTCAATCCGTGACGACGGGACTACGGCGCGCGCATAGCAAACAAATGACCATGCTCGGGCAATGACTGCTGCACGATATCGAAGGAATTTACTAAATGCCGAGAACTATTGCAGAACAAGTTGCCGAAATTGCAGCCATGGTTGAGCACATGAATGGTCGCGCGGAGGAGGACCGGCAAGAGCGTAAAGTTGCGCAGGCTGAAACCGAACGGACGCGGCGTGCCACAAGCGTAGAGCTGAGTGACATTCGGCACGGGCAAGCTGATGTTCTGCGGCGGCTGGATAATATCGAGCCTGTCACGGATCTGGTCACGTCAGTGCGTGCTCGAATAACCGGAGGGCTTATGCTGCTAGGCGTGCTGGGCGCGATTGCATGGGGGGGCGTCTTATTTTTCAAGGAAACAATCGTGGAGTGGTTTACATGAAGGTATCCCACAAAGGCACCAAAACGATTTTGAGAGGAATGGATAAATGACATACCAGCCAGATAGCCGCGTACAGTACATCGTGCAGCACTACAGTGCCACACCAATCGAGAGCGACTTCACCGCTGCTGACATTGACCGTATGCACCGCGCACGGGGGTGGAGAAAAATCGGGTATCACTACTTTATCCGCAAGAGCGGGTTGGTTGAGACGGGCCGTGATATGTCTCAGCCCGGCAAGTTTGAAGTGGGGGCGCATTGCAGCGGGTCCAACTCAAACTCGGTAGGCATATGCGTTGAAGGTGGCGTTACCCTAGCTGCACCAAACGTCGGCGTTGATAACCGCACGCCAGCGCAAATTGATGCACAGATCAAGCTAATACGGGAATTGCTGGTGCGCTTTCCTAACGCAGAAGTCGTGGGGCATAAGGACATGCCCGAAGCGGCAACGCAGTGCCCCGGCTATGACGCAGCCGCATGGTGGGCCTCTGTAGTTGCGTCCGTTGCGGTGCAGAAGCCTGCGCAAAGTGAACCACAAGGTTGGTTCGCGCGGATCATCTCTGCAATCTTCGGAGTACTCAAATGAACTATGCACTTATCGCCCGCACGGTCCTCCGCCTTGGCGCGCTGGCCGCTGTATCGGCTGGGCTGGCCACCGAAGGCACCGCCGCTGTGTTTTACCAGAACGCGGATATCGTCGCAGTGACTGCTCTGCTGATGTCTGAAGCATGGCTGGCGTTCGACAAGTGGCGCAACCGGAAGGCACCGGCATGAATGATCCAATCGGTTACAGCCTGCTGATTATCGCCGTGGTGATTATTGCGGCCTTGTGCGGCCTTGGATGGGTGCTGGCATGATTGAAATCATTATTGGTGCAGCGTCGGGGGGTGTCGTCGGCTTTGGTATGGGCTTACTCGTGGCAGTCACTTCTCGTGATGGCATATGGCCTAATCTGTGGGCAATCTTGGTCATGGCTTCGACTATGGCTGGCGCACTACTAGGAGCGCTGAATTGGATGTTGTCATGATTGACCTCATTCTAGGCAACTTATGGCCCTATATCCTCGCCGCTGGTGCCTTAGTCGCTGGCGTGGTTGGCGCCTACCTACGCGGGCGCAAGGATGCGTCTGACAAGGCGGAAAAGCGGGCGGCTGATGAATACATTAAAACACGCAGGGAGATTGACAATGCGGATCTTGGTATTGGTGCCACTGATGATGGCAGGATTAAACGGCTGCACGACATTGCAGACAGGAAGCGCGGCGGCGGTAGTTGACGCCAGCGCGCCGTTTGTTGGGCCGTGCGCTGGTGCACTGGCTGGCGAAAGTATGCCCGCCGCCCGTGAAAAGTGCCTGCCAATATTGGTTGTCTTGGATGGCGCGATATGACCGAACCCCTGCGCATATCATGCCTGCAAGAGGCCATAAACCTGACCGCAGGGGACCGAAATAAAACCTACGGCCCGCCTGTCCAAAACATGCAGCATATTGCGGACATATTTAACGCATGGACAGGGCGAGACCTGACCGCGCGGGAAGTGGCCCAGCTTCACATAGCAACAAAAATGGCCAGATCACAGGCCAGCCCAACGCACAGGGACAGCTATGTTGACGCAATGGCCTATCGAGGGATAGAGTATGAATGTGCCGTTGAAGAATTTACACAGGAGCCGACACCATGAAAAACCTTATCGCAGTCCTTGCTGTTGCAGCGTTCGCCACCCCTGCCCTTGCTTCTGAAAATTGCGCGCTCCGGCCTGTTGTGCTCGAGCACCTCGCTAGCAAATACAGCGAATCCATCAGGAGCATTGGGCTCATGGAAAACGGCGCCGTGCTGGAGATGTTTGCAAGTACCACAAGTGGCACATGGACGCTATTAGTAACAAGACCGGACGGCGTAACATGCCTCATTGCCAGCGGCGTTTCGTTTGAGGGGTTTTTGCCGCCGCCGGAGGGAATTGACGGATAGCGGGGGCGAAGCCGGTGCCAACGCCGCCGCTTTCACATGAAAAGATGCAGGAGGCCATTGATACTGCGAGCATCTACGGGTCGCAAAAAGATGCGGCTCAGGCAATCGGCATTCCGCACGGCACATTCCGAAGCCGATACCAAGCTGCAAAAAGGGCGGGCTTGCACTTGTCTAGCGGCGCACAGAAGGCCATGAATAATGCGGGGCTAAACGGCGTTGAGGCCAAGGGCGGGTGGATACACAATTACGACTCGGAAACGGGCAACAAGACCGGCACAACGCGTTGGACCGCGCCGGTTGAAACATCGGAGGATGTTCTTGGTCGAATGCGCGAGGCGTTCGAGGGTATGACGCCACTAGCGCCGGTATTGCGTCCTGAGAGCACAGTTGCAGATCTGTGCAACGTGCTGCCCCTATTCGATGTGCATTGGGGCATGGCTGCATGGGGCGAGGAAACCGGCGGGCAAGATTATAACCTGACACTTGCGCGTGATGATCTTATGCGAGGCATGGAAAAGGTTTTATCCCGAGCAGCGCACGCTGACACTTGCGTTCTGTTGCTGGGCGGGGACTTCCTCCACGCTGATGACGACAAGGCGCAGACCCCGGGAAGCAAGCACCCACTCGACGTTTCCGCGCGCATGTACAAAGCGCTTGATACCGGGATTGCCATAATTAAATATGCGGTTACTCGGGCGCTCGAGCACCACGACCGAGTTTTAGTGCGCGTTCTGCGCGGAAACCACGACCCCAACTCGCACCGCGCGATTGCGTTTGCTCTGCGCGAGTGGCTGGCAAATAATGACAGGGCCAGCATTGATATGTCGCCTGCTGAACTGTTTCAGTTCCAGTGGGGGCGCACTGCGATATTCGGGCAGCACGGCGATAGAATGACGCCCACAATGCTTGCTCTAAAGCTGGCAGACGTTTGCCCGTTTTGGACCGAATGCAGGCACCGCCATGCCTACACCGGCCACAAGCACAACCTAGCGGCCGCGCGGATCGGCGGGCTGAATTGGCAACGGCTGGAGCCTTTCGCGCCAACTGACGACTATGGTTCATCGTGGGTTAATCGGCGCGGCATGAAGCTTGACACGTACGACAAGCGGGACGGCTGGGTTGGCGGCGCTGGCGACCCGCTAGAGCGGGATTAGCGCCTCTGCCTCCTGTGTCGTGGGGTGGCGATGATGGCGTCTGATCCAAGGCATGAGCATTTCATGGCTTCACCACCAATGCGCGGGCGTTATCCCAAGCACGCTCAACCCGGTCTTGATAAATCTCGCCACCAAAAGGACCATGATTTTCATTCAAGTTGACAAGAACAGTCAGCGCCGCCTCACGCGCAAGGGCGTCGTCCAGTTCGTTCTCGAAGCATGTCTGCAAGAAATCTCTTTCATAAGAGACGCGCGCCCCGGCTCGATGCCTCGGGAAGTAATCCACTTTGGCCTCACACATCGTATCCTCGACGTGCTGCATCAGCCGCGCGATCAGGTTTTTTGTTGTGGTCTCGTCCATCGCTCTATCCTTTCGGGCTATGCGCCCTGTTGGGGCCTGTGCCTCTGCGATGACAAGCTGGGCGCGGAGGGCGATGATGTGCGCGGCGGCTTCGTCCATAAGTGCCGTTTCGCTCCCCCACGCTATGCCTTCGCCCATGTTGATCATGTTCGACTTCAATCGAAGGCGGTCAGGTAGTGTTTGTTCCGGCGTCATATTCAATGTCCTCTAAATTGTGTGGGCATCGCGCCCGCTATGATTCAAGCGCCTTAAACGCAATGGCGTGGCAAGCATCGGCGTCTTGATTTTCTGCTGCGTCCATTATTGAATTTAATGCGCGGTGCATTTTCGTCGCCTTTTCCATCATGGGATCAAAGATTATACACATCATTTCGTATTGCTGGTTTTTGGACATTCCATTCCAAAGTTCGTCAGCTTCGGCCATGTCTATAACCAGCTTCCCGTCTTTCATTCCTGTGTTCACAACTTCGTCTCCCTCAATTCGCGGCGCATCTGTGCCAACCGCTCTAAATGTGTGTCGTTTTGCAGATCCGCTATCTCGTCGCGGTGCCTGCGGGTGTAGATCGGGGCCTCGCTCAAGTGCTCAATGCAGTTGTCGATTTTCCGGCGCGGGGCCTTCGGGCGGCGGTAGGTGCGCCATAGGGCTAGGAGGCGGCGGATCATGTGCTTGTCTCCGGTGGGGCTGGCATGGGTTGCCAGAGGTCTCCGGCGTGGTAAAACGTGGGCCGCGATATGCCTCCCTCCCCCTCGTAATCGTTGACCCAGTACCCATGCACACGATTCCAGCTTGCGCGGACTATGAGCATCCCAATTCGCGGCAGGCAAACCAAGATCATTTGGCCATCCTTCGGCGCGGTCGCTATGTCCTGCCATTGCGGGGCAAGATCAGCGCGGACGTATTCAATGCGCGGCGCACGCTCCATTGACTTGATGCGCATCCATCCCTTCACGGCCTGTGGCAGGGTAAGCCATATCCGGTCTGGCGCGCTCACTGCAAACCCCCAAACCCGTAGACAATCCACGGCATGGCCGCGAAAATAACGGCAAGGCATGTGACGCCGATAATGTCACCGATAAATGCGCGGATCATTGCGTTGTCTCCGATGCTGTGGGTTTTGCGGGGCAAAGCTCAATCGTCTGGAAAATCCAGTCTTTGTATTTTGCCCAGAATTTAAGCGCAGACTTGCCATCCATGTCGGCAATTCGACGGTTGTCAAATTCACGCCATTCACTAATTTTGTGCCGCTCACATCCGATCTGCAATACCTCGTCAGTGTATGTGATAGGGTATGTTTCGATCTGAATTAACTTAATAAAGTCATTTGCGCAGTTGACCCCAAAGAGGTTGACCCCTGAAAGGTTGGCCCCTGAAAGGTTGGCCCCTGAAAGGTTGGCCCCAAAGAGGTTGGCCCCTGAAAGGTTGGCCCCTGAAAGGTTGACCCCTGAAAGGTTGACCCCTGAAAGGTTGGCCCCTGAAAGGTTGGCCCCTGAAAGGTTGGCCCCAAAGAGGTCGGCCCGTGAAAGGTTGACCCGTGAAAGGTTGACCCCTGAAAGGTTGGCCCCTGAAAGGTTGGCCCCTGAAAGGTTGGCTCCGTTTTCCAAAGCCCAATTGACAGATAGACCCAACTTAACGCTCATCGCAGTGTCGTCTGTCGCGTCAATCTCTGCGGTAAACGCAATTGATTTGGAAAGCCGCGAAGTTACGTTGAATTTAATCATTGCGTTGTCTCCTTTGTCAGCAGGTTATCAGTCATGGCGCACGACACGCCGCGAAGGGGGGCAACGTATTCCTCTGCAATGCTATGCTCTGTGGCGTAGTCAATCGCTGATGCAACGCGGGTGAGGTATTCATGCGTTGCCGCATCTTTTGGGGATGGCAGGGCGGCGATGTAATCCGAGGCGGCATTAAAGCAATCAGACGGTGTGTCCCCACGAAAAAATCTATAGTGGTTGCCCTCAAAAATATTGCTGGAATACGGTGACCTGACGTAGAGGTTTAAAACCCCGTCGTCTCTTGCTGTGAATTCACATGACGGGGCTTGTACACCCTTATCAGCCATTGCAGCGGATAGTTTCGTGAGGCGCTTTTGAATTTCTGTAGTGTTCATGTGGTCTCCTTGCGGGCGCGCGGCCCTGTTATGATTGGGTCCAACCCAAAAATTCGGTGTGCAATTCGGCCTCGAGCGCATAGGCTCGATCGCCAATCGTGGCCACGTATTCCTCGACCTGATCCACGTCGTCGGCGCGCATATCAAAGCGCAGGTCGCTGCCTTTCAGGAAGGCTTCTAGCAGCAGGCCAAGCGCGCTGGTGCCCTCAAGGTCGGACGCGGCTTGCAGATGCTGGCGGGCGGTCATTGTGCGTGCGTCGCTCATTGTCTGCGTCCCTTTGTTTGTGTTCCTGCAATCAACCTACGCCGTGCGAATGGCCGCGTCAATACATATTTTCGCTTGCGTATTGATTGACGTATTGGTACGGTGGAGCATGGCAAAAACATACTGGCTCCAAATCAGAGTGACGGAAGAAGAACACCGCCACTACCACGCCCTTGCTAAACAGCGGGACGTGACAATCACACAGGTAGTGCGCAAGGCAATGCAACGCTGGGCCGCGCGAATGGCAAAGAAGGATAAGGCATGAGAGACTTAAAAGACGACGGTGGGCCAGCGTATCCAGTAGTTGCTTTGCAGGCCAGTGTGGCAGGCAACGGCATGAGCCTGCGCGATTACTTTGCGGGGCAGGCGATGGCCGGGTTTAGTTCCAGCACCCACCAAAACATCAAGCCAAACTTGCCTCGCTGGGAACTAATGGCGGAAGACGCTTACAAAATGGCAGACGCAATGATTGAGGCTCGCAAATGACCCCCAAACAACGCACCACGCTCGCGCGCATGTCAGACGGTGACTGGCACACATGCCGAGACACGACGGGCGGCGTGCTATCTAAGCTGTATCGCGCCGGGTATATCCGTTGCGCGTGTGAGCGCCCGCAAATGATCGAACGGCTCTGGACAATCACGCCGGACGGGCTTGCGGCGCTGGAGGCTACGGAATGAACCGCGCAGACATACTAGCGGTGGCGAAATAGCGGGGGATTAACCCCCGCTAAGGCCTATGGCTTGGCATATATGGCGGATTGCGCGGCGTCTCTGGCAGCATAGACTTCTTCTATCCGCTCAGGGTAGTTTTCAATCACCCACCCGATAACTCCGTTTAGTCCCGCGTCTGCACGCATTACGCCTGCATGAACTCGCGCAATTTGTAGCTTGTGCTTTTCTTTTTGGTTTTGCAGGTTCCAATTTGCCGCTTCAAAGCGCTTGTCACCTTTAAGCGCTTTCAAATCAGCGCGGGCTGCTGCTAAATCTTTCTTACGGTGGGCAAGTGCAATCCGCGCCCGTAATACCCAATTAGACCCTCTGTGGGGATTGTCAGCTTCGTCCTCTAACTGAATGCGGATACTATCACGCGCGGCCATTGCATCCGCTACATCAGCCTCTGCGTCAGCAATGTCTTCTGGCGTTGCGATTGTGTAATCCATGGCGTTCATACCGACCACCTCATGTTGCGATCTTCATTTTTTGCTTCAGTCATGTCTGTTCTCCTGTGATTGCCGCGTCAGTGCGGCTTGTGTCTGTGGGCTGGATCATGGCGAGGGCAATGCGCGCCGGGTTGGCGGCGTAATCGCGTTGCCTGTATCTCATATGGACCGGATGATCTGATGGGTATTCATTCTGGCTATATGCGTCGAGATCGTCACGGCATTCCACCAAAGCATCCCGCGCCGTCTTGGCCTGTGCCTCTGCCGTTGCTATGGCGGTGGTTAGGGCGTCGAAAAGCCGCGCAATCTCTGCCGCCTGTTCGGTGGCGATGCGGTGGAGGTCAGGGGCTGCGGCGATAATCGCTGCGTTAGCAAACCGCATTGGCTCACGATCCGGCGTATCAGTATCGTTGCCAATCAGAGCTATCATATTAAATTCATCACCGAGAATGCTCGCCACTATCCCATGACAACCTCTTTCCAAAGCAGCATCCCAAGGCCCCGGCGTAAACCCCGCCAGCCGCGCAAGTAGGTCTTGTGTTGCTTCAGTCATGTCTTAACTCCTTTGCCGCGTCACGGCGGCTTGTGTCTGTGGGGGTGGGGCTCGATCAGGCCTGATCGGCCCCGTCTCGTTGCCTGTGCTACATCGGCGGGCCGTCTTCATCCCCGCCTGCGTCAGCCTCCGACGCCATGGCCTTCAACTGATCCATGTTAGCCTGCGCAACCGAACGGCACAGCTTGCCCTGATCGCTGGCATACCATGCGCGGAACATCTCAACACCACCACGCGCCGCCTCTTGTGCCAGTTCAAGCGCGTTCTCTGGGGGCTGGGGGGCTTGCTCTACTTGAAGCGGCTTGATGGTGTATGCCTTCACCTTGCCGCGACTGACTGGAACTGTAGACTTCTTTTCCCCGTCAATGTGGCTCATGTGGCTAATCCGCGTGCCGCCGAGAATATCCGCGCCAAACCTCACGTCCGGATCGCGGTAAACTGTTAGAGATCGACCAGGGTAAACCGCAGGATCAGCGCCCCATACCTGCGCAATAACGCGACGCATACCCTTGCACGGGCGATAAACCTTATCACTGCCTTCGTATGAGATCGAAACAGGCTGATCCTCTTTCATGTTAACATTGATGCGCGTGATCTTGATCGTTTGAGATCCGCCGGTCAGGTCGGATGCGTTGATCTGGTCGGACTTGGCTTCAAGCGATGCCGCAAAATCGTTCATGTGTAGTCTCCTTCTGTCATCATGTCAGCTTCAGCTGTGCGCTCGGTTGGATAGGCGCGCGTATCAGCGTGTGCGAGTGTGTCGGTGTACGCTTCAAGGCGGCTCTGGATGCTTTCCTCAAACGCCGTGGCCGCGTCGAAGATTGCGACCTGAATGACGGGATCGGGCCAGACGCGCTTTACCCACATCGGCATTCCGCCAGAGTAGCTGATAAAGTCGATCCACTTGCGCTCAGTAATCAGCAGCCCCGTTTGAAGCTGCATCATGTATTCATCCGGCACGCGACCGTTGCAGATTGTTTCCACTTGGAATTTCTGGCGTCTGCTTTTGCACTCGATAAGGCCATCATCACCGACAAGCCCGTCCGGGCTGTAACCCATCGTAAAGCCGAATTTGTCGTTCGTGATAAATCCGCATTCCGTCACGGGATCGTTCGCTTCTTCATATTTCGCCCGCGCAAGAATCTCATCGTCGTATCCGCGCAACATGTCATCGCCAATAAAATGCGGCTCAACATACTTATTGATGCGCTGGGCAAGCAATTCGTAAACATGCGCGCGGGTTTTGTCGTTGTTCGCGACCTTGAGCGTAGGTGTTAAAATTAATTTCACCTCGCTGGCAGTAAGCACGCCCATGCGCGCGGCCAGCCACTCATCTGTGCCTTGATCTAGGTCTGTGTGGTAGGTGATTGTCATGTCATTCTCCCGTTCCACGGCTATCAATTTCGCGCCGTGCATTCCATTTCAAATCTTCTTCCATTGTCGGTTGCCGCAGCATCCAGCCAAGGAACCCGGCATCAACCTCAGACCACGGCTTGCCCTTAAACTTTCCAATCGGGCATGTTGGCAAAAGCCGTGGCTGCTTTGTGATTGCCACCATTTCACGCCCAGTCATTCCGGTATCAAATAGTGCCAGCAATATGTGCGCCGTAACATATGCGTCTGGACCCGCCCGGTGTGCAGGCTGGGCGCTGGTTTTGTCCAGTGTAACAAGCCCCTGATCCTCTAGCCAATACCTCAAAGCGCCGTTGCTGTGGCTTGGCGCATTAGGCCAAACACGCAACGCCACTTTGTAAGTGCATATCATCGGAACGGGCGACGTGAAAAACCGACCTTCAAATTCGGCATTGTGCGCGGCAACAGCGTCAACTGGCGTCTTGAACATTGCGCCGGGGTCAAAGGCGTCCCACTCTGCGCAATCCTCCATGGTGATGTGATGCACCGCCCTAACCTCTGGCGGCATTTCTTTGACGCTGCAAAGCCATGTTTGAGCATGCGCAACTTTCTTTGCGTCAATATCAACATCGCACATGCCAACCTCGCAAACCTCTGCTGGTGGCTCCATGCCTGTTGTCTCAAAGTCTATCACTCGAATAATTGTCATTTTGCATTCTCCTTAATGCCTTGCGCGCGTCTCCCGCCCGCTGTAACGTGTCATTACATTGCACGTAATTACAGGATGGCGCAAGATGAAAAGAACAGATATTTTCCAAATCAGAGTAACGCCGGAAGAGCGCAAGGAAATGCACGACACATCATCGTCCGGCGGTTGGAAGTCAGTCGCGGATATGGTGCGCGATCTGGTTACAGAAGCGAACCGGCTGCAATTAACAAAGCATCAGCCGGAGACCGAGCAACACCAGCCCGGCCACCACGGCGAAGAACCGCAGCTATAAACTTCGTCTGCGCTGGACTGACGCGGCCTGTCTTGGTCTTTACCTCGACCGCCAGAAACGTGCCGTCCGAGCATAGGCCTATGATGTCGCTTGATCCGGTGCCTAAACCGTACCGGATTGGCCTGCCGTTCTTATCTGGCAGGACCCCGACGTTATTCCGCCAAACAAGGCACCCCGCCTCACTCAGTGCGATCAAGATTGCGTTGGATATGTTGCTCTCTGCCGTTGCCATTATTCTGGTCCTTTCAG